GTGAATCACAATCTGACTTTATGGGTAGATGTGTTCCTGCTATGTTAGACGAAGGAAAAGATCAAGATCAAGCAGTTGCAATGTGCATTTCTATGTACGAGCAAAAACACGCTAAGCAAAAGTTTGCAGACTATCCTTGGGAAGATTGCATAGCTGATGCAGCTGCTCGTGGACTAGATGAAGAATCACAAAAAGCTCTTTGCGGATGGATTAGATGGAATATGGGCGATGAAAAATTCGATTTTGACCCGGCAGGTTTACCTCCTTATGTTGAACAAGCACCAAAGAAGAAAAAAACAAACATGGCAGAGGAAAAAGATCTGGCAGATGTGTGCGAAGAAGGATATGAAGCTTACGGATTAAAGGAATTAAACGGTAGAATGGTGCCTAATTGCGTTCCAATTAAGGCTAAAAAACTGCGTAAAGTTGAAAAAAGATCTAAATTTTCTACTGCTAAAACAACTAAAATGACTTTTGCTGAAGAGAAGGATCAGCATATCCTAATCGGAGCAGCAATGATCCCCGATTTAGAAATTTTCAGAAGAGACGAAGATGGCAACCCTTACTATGTTAAATTCTCTAAAGATACAATTCAAAAAATTCAAGAAAAGTTTATGCGTGAAACACGTCTTGGAGCTACTAATTTGGATCATAATGATGGCAATCACGCAGGCTCTTATGTTTTCGAATCTTGGCTAGTTGAAGATCCAAAAACAGATAAAGCAAATACCGTTTACAAGTTAGATGTACCGCAAGGAAGTTGGTGTATAAAAATGAAAGTAACAGATGAAAATATTTGGCAAGATATTAAAATGGGTAAGTACCGTGGTTTCTCGATTGAAGGGAATTTCATCGACAAAGAAGACTACGACAAAATCCAAAACGAAAAAGAAGTAATAGAATCTATAATGAAGATTCTAAATTCCTAAATAAATCTCTCTTGGAAAATGTCATATTAAAAAAAGACATATTCAGGAGCGTAAATCAAAATAAAATAATCTCATGAATTACAAAAACAAACTTAATCAAATCCGTGTCGTTCTTGGGTTGCACATTAAGTTGGCTTCGGCGAAACTAGCAGATGGAACTGTAGTTGAGGCGGAAGAATTTGTACCAGGTGCTGCAGTTATGATAGTTGCAGAAGACGGTAGCAAATCTCCAGCTCCAGCAGGTGAACATACTCTAGAAGATGGATCAGTAGTCTTAGTTGACGAAAAAGGTGAAATCGTTTCAATCGAGTCAAAAGCAACAGAAGACGTAGAAAAGGTAGTTGAAGAAGAAGCTAACAAAGTAAAAATGGCAGACGAAGCGCCAGCAGACAAAGGTCCAATTGATGGATCTGAACCTGCAGCACCTAAGAAAGAAGATGCAGTCGATGTAAAGATTGCAGAAGCTATGAAAAAGGTGATGGCAGCAATCGAACCATTAGTAACTGATATTGCTGACATGAAAATGAAAGTAGCTAAGATGGAAGAATCTTATGCTAAGTTCGCTAAAGCACCAGCAGCTTCTAAGATTACAACTATTAACGAATCTGCAAAACACGATTTCTCACAACAAACATCTATTGATATTGTAGATAGATTCAAAGAATTGAAAAATTCTCTAAAAAAATAAAATAACTAAAGACTATGTCATTTAATTTAGCAGGTTTAACCCCGTATACTGACCAGTTGTCTACTGACCTGGTAACAAGAGCGGTATTGAAACCACAATCCGTACAAAACCTTTCTCAAAGAATTGGTTTAACAGCTGGAACTACAGCTATCAACATCTTAGGAACTGTTCCTTACATCATCGATTACGCTTGCGGATTCGGTGCTGAGCAAACTGGACCTGGAGGTGCTACAGGAAACTCTACAGTTTTCACACAACAAAATTTAGTTGTTGCGACTAAAATGCTTAAAGAAGCTTTATGTCCTAACGAACTAAGACAATACTGGTTATCATCTCAAATGAGTGCTTCTGGCTACCAAGAGACTGTACCTTTCGAGCAAGCAATTGCTGATTTGAAAGTTAAGTACATCAACAAGTACATTGAGCAAACAATTTGGGCTGGTGACGGTAACACATTAGACGGTTTACTTGAGCAAACTTCAGTAGCTGCTGGTGCAATTTCTGCATCTGGTTTAGATACTGCTTGGACAGCTTCTACAGCTTACGCAAACTTCTTCGCAATGATCGATGCTTTAGCAGCACAAAACACTGCAGTATTACAAGAAGATGATTTGATCGCTTACGTTTCTTACAAAACTTATTCAGTTTTAGTACAAGCGTTACAAGCTAAAGGTAACTCAATCTTGTTACAATATCCAAACATCTCTAACGTGTCTGGATCTCCAGAAAATTCATTCATCTGGCCTGGTACAAACATTAAAGTGTTTGCAGCACCTGGTTTAGTTGATGCATCTGGTAAATCATACGTTGTAATCGGACCTAAGAAATACGCTTTCTTCGGAACTGGTTTAATGGATGATCAAGATAAGTTTAAATTTTATTATGACCCGTCGCAAGATAACGTGAAGTTCTTAGCAGCATTCAGAATGGGTACAGCAGCAATTGCAAACCAATTCATTTCTACTTACGCAGGATCTTAATTCTGTCACAATAAAAGAGTGTGATCGTATTGGTCACACTCTTATTTAAAAAAAATAATAACAACAACCATGGCATGTAATTTAACATATGGTATAGCTTTAGACTGCATCGATAGTATCGGTGGTGTCAAAGGTAGTGTGTACATTGGTGCTGATGTTGATTTTGGTACTCTAACAGTTTCTTCTGCAACTGGTAGTCAATCATTGATTACTGCTGCAACAGGCGGAACTGGTACGATGTATGAATTCCAAATCGCTAAAAACGTTGGATCATTCACTGAAACCTTCAATATCTCCAATGAAAACGGTACAGCTTACTTTGAGCAAGCTCTTTCGCTAAACCTACAAAAAATGAGTGCAGAGAAAAGAAATGAAATTCTTTTAGTTGCACGTAACAGAAATCTGAAAGTTATCTTCGAAGATAACAACGGAAAATATTGGCTAATGGGTCTTACAAGAGGAGCAGTAGTTTCTGCAGGTACTTCTGTAACTGGTACAGCTGTTGGTGATCTTAACGGATACACCTTGACACTTACCGCTCAAGAACCAGCAATGGCATATGAAGTAGCTTCAACCCCGCAAACCACATTTGCAGGAGACGTTACTTTCGTAGACGCATAATTGCAAACTCTAAAATTCCGCGAGGCCACCCCCGCTGATTTTTTATAAAACTTCTAAGCGCGATTAGAAAGTTTTTTAAGCCAGATTCTTCTGGCTTTTTTTATGTCAGTTTTCTGAGAATACATACTCAGGTATATTAACAGATAACTATGTCAGGAACAATTAAATTAGGTGCAACAGGTGGTCAGGTAACATTCAGTACTTCCCCAACAGGAGGAAGTGGAACACCGGCTTCAACTTTTGGCTCCTTATATTACGGACCAGATAAGAAATTAAGACTTATTGATGATACAGGAACAGTAAGTATTCTATCTACTGGTTCTTCTACATCAGGTAGCTCTGGAAGTAGTGGTGTGAATGGTGATAATGGATTTCCAGGTACGAGCGGTACGTCAGGTAATAACGGTGCGACAGGTCCTGCAGGTTCAGGTCTATCAACTAAAAATATTTTCGTAAACGATGCAGGTTGGTCAACAGGAACTCTTACTATTAGTAGTTTGACTTATTATGTTTCTTATAAGGATATTACATTTAGTGCATCTTTTGGATCCACTTCTTATTCAATAGATTTTCAATATAATAACGTAGGAAGTTACGCATGTGATTTAACAGTACCCACACTTACAGAAGGTTATTATGTAGTAATTTCTAACAAGACAGCATCAGGATTTAGAATTAATTTAGTAGGAGACGGATTTGATCCACCTGTAGTTAATACTGGATTTTCTGGTTATGTGCAAGCAATAGCAACAGGAGAAACTGCAGTACCAGGTACGAGCGGTGTTTCAGGTTCCAGCGGTAGCTCAGGAAGTAGTGGTGCTAATGGTAGTTCAGGTAGCTCAGGAAATAGCGGTGCTAATGGTAGCTCTGGAAGTTCAGGAAGCAGTGGTGTTAACGGAACCAACGGTGCTTCTGCAACAGCATTTACATATGGCGGCGGAAGTTTAACTTCTAACATTGCTGGTTCAATGGATGGTTCAGCATTAGCTGCTAACACAACAGGAGCATTTAACTTAGCAATTGGATATCAAGCTGCTGCAGCAAACACAGCTGGTTCAGGAAATCTTGCTATAGGTTATCAATCTTTTGCAAAAAATACAACAGGAGATGTTTGTACAGCAGTTGGATATAGAGCTTTGTATAATAACAGAGAAGATTCTAACACTGCAGTTGGCTCTAGTTCTATGGAATCAAATACTTACGGAAGATTTAATACTGCATTAGGAGATAAATCTTTATATACTAACTTAACAGGTTCAAATAATGTTGCAATCGGTGCAGATGCTTTACGCGTTCAAACAAGGGGAGATTATAATATTGGAGTAGGTTATGGAGCTTTAGCTAGTAATTTAACCGGTGGTGCAAACACTGCAATTGGACATCAAGCTTTAAATACCAGTACGTATTCAGTTGAAAACGTTGCAATAGGAATAAGTGCTTTATATGGTAATGGTACTGGTGCAGCTAATACAGCAGTAGGAAGTTATTCTTTAGCTACTAACGGTATTGGAAAATGGAATACTGCAGTTGGTTATTCTTCATTAAATGCAAATGCAGGAGGCAATAACAATACTGCACTTGGTAACTGGGCATTAATGAATAATACAACAGGAAGTAATAATATTGGAATAGGATTTGAATCTGGTAAAAACATTACAGGTGGATCTAATAATATTATTCTTGGTGCGACTGGTGGTACAGCAGGTATGGCAAGTACATTTGCTTATTACAACGATGCTAATAACAACTTAACTATTAACTCAGGAGCAATAGTTTCTGCAAGTAATTCTTCTAATAGATACATTCCAATTGTGATTGGCGGAACTACATATAAATTATTACTAAGTACATAATGATAAATTTACAAGTAGGAGAAACAAATGAATTTGTAATCTATGCTGATACAATCGACAGCAGTGTACATGATTATGGAAATTACTTTCTAATAGGATTTAGATCTCTTTATACTAATCATTGGACTTACGTTGTACCTACTATTATTAAACGTAATTATAGATTCGTACAATTCAATATTGAAGTAGTAGAAAAAGGCACAGTTGATGATCCGTTAAATGCAATTATAGAAATATTTCCTCCGGGAAATTATTCATATAAAATTTGGAATTTAGACGAACCGAGTCTTGATCCATCATTAGGTTATTTGATCGATGAAGGTCAAATGATTATGGCAAGTTATTCACCACCAGAAGTTATCTTTACTGATTATATTTCAGACAACGAGACTTTTAAAAATATTATATTCTATTCAGGCATTACAAATAATTGTATTGTTGATTATACAAATTCACCATTCGTAATTGAAATACCAACAACCAATACTTGTCAGCCATTAACTATAACTGAAACTGGTTATCTGTTGATTGAAGATGGAATAACATTTACATTAAATTAATTATAAGCAATGAGCGGAAAATTAAAAATACAAGGCGAAGGAGAAATAATCTTCGGACAAAACAACACAGATCCAGCACCACCAGACTTCGGTTATGTGAGTTTATATTCTCAAGGTGGGGTATTAAAAGCCCAAAACGACGAAGGTGAAATAGTAATATTTGGAAGCTCGGGCTCTGCAGGTAGTTCTGGAAGCTCTGGTAGTTCAGGTAGTTCGGGAAGCAGTGGAGCTAATGGTAGCTCTGGAAGCAGTGGAGCTAATGGTAGCTCTGGAAGTTCAGGAAGCAGTGGAGCTAATGGTAGCTCAGGAAGCAGCGGAGCTAATGGTAGTTCTGGAAGTTCAGGAAGTACAGGTAGC